AATATGACGATTTAGTAGAGCACCCTGAACGGACCATTGAAGGGGTTTATAACTTCTTGAAAATACCAAAATTCAAGCACCGCTTTAGCAACCTTGACCAGTTCGAAGTCAACGGTCTAAAATATGACGAGGCTATCGTTGGAGAAGGATTACATAATATCAAAACCAATGCTATAAGTAAGTCCAAGTATGACGCTTATAGCATTATACCTGAATCAATCATTAATAAATATGGAAGATGCAATTTTTGGAGAGGATAAAATATGTCATCAAAACAGAAGATCAAAAATTACAACGCCTCGCGCGTAAGTCCTACTAAATCCAGGATTTAAGTTCTTCGCCCATAACTTTAGAGGCGATATTAATTTTCTTACGGAGGGACTTGACGATTTTTTCATCAACGGTTTCTTCCGCGAGAATGTCTACATAGGTTACTGGTTTATGTTGCCCGATTCGGTGTGCACGGTCCTCGGACTGTAATCGCTTCTCTAGATCATATCCGTTAGAATAGTAAATAACCGTGTTTGCAGCCGTCAAAGTAATGCCATAGCCGCCCGTAGAAGGCGTTCCAACAAGAAACCGGCACTTAGGGTCGGACTGAAATTTCTTAATATTGCCCTGTCTTTCATCTTGAGGCGTTAATCCATAATAATCAACCACGGACCCCGGACCATAGACCTTGACAATTTCTTTAATAATATCTTTTATGTCCCATTGGTAGTGAGCCCATATAATAGCCTTACCTTCCATTTCAGATAATATGTCCATTAACTCATTAACTCTATTATTAGCAATTCTTTGAATAGTGCCATCATCGGCTGTAAAATGACCACATGTAATTTGATGCAATCTCATCAATTGAGTTAACACAGTCATGGTCGTTGCCTGTTTACCATTTAATGTAGCAAGAGCAGTCTCTTTCATTTGATTATAAATCTTTCTTTGATCAGGTGTTAAAGTAATTTGTCTTTTAGTCCAGTTTTTCTCTGGTAAATCTAGGCAATCTTCTTTCAATACTCTATATGAAAATCCTTTTAATTGTTCAGATAATTCATGTAAATTTTTGAATTTATCAACAACCTGTATAGACCGTCCATGAACATGCAAAGTTTTCATTTCCGCATATCTATTTCTAAATGCATAATAAGAAGTAAAGTCCAATAACCACGGATTTAAAAACTCGCATTGACTATATAAATCTAAAGGATTTTTAGTAACAGGAGATCCTGTCATTATTCTTCTATATTTAGCTTTAGTAGAAAGTCTAACAATATTTTTAGTTCTGTGTGCTTTAGGATTTTTAATAGTAGTAGATTCATCAACCACCATTAAAGTATTATGAGACACTAAAAACTTAGATGCAAAGTCAACTCCTTTTTGAGTACTGAAAGCTTCCACATTCATAATAAGAATATGAAAATCTTCCCCTGTTTTAAATAAAGTATCTAATTTCTCTCTTTGGGTTTATGTAATATTTGCTTGCCACAAAACGGTCATATTCTCTATATGATCTGGAAGATGCGTAGGAAGTTCTTGATTATACCAAGTTCCTATCACTCCTTTAGGGGCAACAATTAAAAGCCCATCTATTTTACCTCTATCATAAAGCATAGATGCATTATCAATGAGCACTTTGGTTTTACCCGTACCCATTTCCATAAAGTAGGCATAGGTCTCTCTATTCCACGATTTTTCCAACGCAGTTATTTGATGTGCGTAGGGTTTTGTTTTAAATTTATAGTTCATAATTTTTCTTCTTTCTACTTGACAACATAACCACTCCGACCTATATTGTCAAGCATGAAAGAAAAAATAATTAGATATGAAGATATTACTAACAAGAACGAGCCTCCAATCGTTTACGTTATTCAAGAAATTCCGGGAACTAAAGATGGCAGACCTAAAATAAATATTATGGGTGCAACGGAATATGGAAAATTTAAATTTTTATTACCCGAACTTTCACAAATAATATTTTCGCCAGGTCCACTTATTTTTAAATTAAGAAAAGAATTATCAAAATATAGAACACTAGATTATCTCTTATTGACAGGGGATCCTGCTATTATTGGAGTTGCATGTTCTATTGTATCCGATCTAACTAATGGCAAATATAAATTACTCAAATGGGACAAACAAGAAAGAAAATATTATTCCATTAAAATTAATCTACATGAGAAAGGAGAAATTAATGAGTGATATTAATTATGAAGAGGATCAGAGAAAATCTTTGGATTCAGTAAATGAATCTGATAAATTATCTGATCAAGTTGTTAAGCTAACAAATCTAGAAGATGAATTAGCTAACAAAGAAAAGGAACTAAAAGAACTTAAAAGAAAAGTAGAATTAGTTTCAGGAGAAATCATTCCTACAATGATGCAGGAAATGAATATCTCTACGTTAAAACTCGCAGACGGAACTTCAGTTGAAGTCAAACCTGTCTACGGCGCTTCTATCCTCGTTGCAAAACGAGAAGGAGCATTTAAATGGCTTCGAGACAACGGCCTAGGTGATATTATTAAAAATGAAGTCACCGTTGCTTTTGGTCGTAACGAAGACACCAAGGCTAGCGATTATGCTATCCTTGCAAAAGGTCAAGGGTACGAACCTGTCCAGAAATTAAAGGTTGAACCTATGACACTTAAAGCATTGGTCAGAGAGCGACTGGAAGCTGGACAAGAAATGCCTTCTGATCTTTTTAACCTGTTCACAGGCAACAGAACAAAAATAACAAGGAACAAATAATCATGAACAAAGAACAAGGAACCATGACAAAGAAAGAAAGTGCTCCTCTTCCGGCAAATGTATTTGAAGGAGACGCGAGCAAAGGACTTGGTGAAATAGGTCAAAAAGATCTAGCATTACCTTTCCTTAAAATCCTTGCACAGTTATCACCCGAAGTAAATAAAAGGGATGGTAAATATGTGGAAGGTGCAGAGGCAGGAATGATTTACAATTCTGTCACTGGAGAGTTACATAATGGAGTGGAAGGCATCAATGTCATTCCATGCTTTTATAAACTCGAGTATCTTGAGTGGAAAGATAGAGGAGAAGGTCTAGGTGCACCCGTTGCAATCTATCCATCTTCATCTGATATCTTGTCTAAAACAAAAGCCGATGCAAACTATAAAGATAGATTACCTAATGGTAATTACATCGAAAGAACTGCATCACATTTTGTGATTATCTTAGGAGATAGTCCCTCAACAGCTTTGATTTCTATGAAGTCTACTCAATTAAAAATTAGTAGAAAATGGAACTCAATGATGCACGGTTTAAAACTAAAAGGTAAAGACGGATTATTTACGCCGGCATCTTTTAGCCATATTTACAGACTAAAAACAACTCAAATGTCCAATGACAAAGGCACTTGGTTTGGTTGGGAAGTAAATAAGGTAGGACCAGTTACTGACAGTCAAGCTTATCAACAAGCCAAAACGTTTTCTGAAAACATTTCTAAAGGAAATGTCAAAGCAAAACATGGCACTGATAAACCGAAAGGGTCTGATTCGCATTTCTAATTTTCTCTCAGGAGGAAATCATGCATGACGTGGGCCTGGAGGGAGACTGAAGGGCCCATGGAAAGATACTTATGGAAAAGAAATACATACAGATCTTCGATGGATATAAAGGAGCCTATGGTGTCGCTGATTGGACCAATGTTAAAATAGATCCAGTAAGTGGAAAGAAAAAGCCGGACTATAGATGGAACTTCGAGCCACTCACTGATCAAATCTTTATTGATCATCTAAATGGCACCAAATCTGTAGGCATTCAACCTACTAATGAAAACTCTGAAGTTAAATTTGCCCTTATAGATATTGATCCTAATAATTATGTGAATTATGACAAAAAATTTTTCATAGATAAAATTCAAGAATTTAAATTACCTTTAATACCCATAGAATCTAAAAGTGGTGGACTTCATCTATTTATATTTATGAAGGAGTTTATAGCAGCTACTTTACTAGTATCCTTTTTACGAAACCTTCTCCCTCTCTTTAACTTAAAACCTGATTGTGAAATTTTTCCAAAGCAAACTCAATTAACCAAAGACACAGAGACTGGCGAACTAAGACCAGGACAATTTATTAATCTGCCTTATTACAAAAAAACAGAACGACAGGCCCTCAATTTAGATGGGACTCCTTTCACTTTTGAACAGTTTATTCCTTTAGTTGAATCTAATCTAGTTGACCCAGATCAACTTAATGCCATCACA